ATATGCAAAGATACATGTTTTATGCTGGCGGTTACACGGAGCAATTCCATATAATGGAGGAATCGCTAGAGTTGGCTATTTTAGGATTAGAGAAATACCTACGAAGTAAAGATTTAGAACAATGTAGAAACAATTTAGAAGCCTATGGGATTGTTAAGGAATTTAAATTCCCAAACACTATCATATATCCGAGTGGTAGAACCGTGTATTTCTTAAACTTTGATGATTGGGCCGAAAAAGAAGGATTCTACATAAAACAATTTAAGGGTTTATGTAAACCAGAATCTATTTTTAAATTCGAGGTAGGAGAAGTTTCGGAGACAGAAGTAGCATAAATTATGGATGATAATTTCGAAATACCAATAGCATATAGATATGAATGTTAAGAGACTTTTAAAGAAGGATTTGATGTTAATATTATGATGAATCGCTCCAAAGAAGAAAAAGAAAGAGCTAAACCTCTCTTGGAAAAATGGAAAGCAGTATTAGAGGGACCACCCACACCATTATCAGCAGCTAGGGTATTATACACACCAGAACCGTTCGAATCCAAAATAACATTCGAACCTAAAATAAAAAACCCCCTAGTTTCCTAGGGGGTTTTCCAACGTTTATTTTATCCTATCGATCAGTTAGAGATCGAGTAGATCGGACCGCAAGCAGATGCTACTGGTGAGCATTCGGAGCTATAGTGGTTTTGATCCACATCTTTAACGATGATCAAGTGGTAGAAGTTACTAGCACCCCAAAGCGAATCAACAACACCGTAACGGGTCATCATCCCAACGTTCGGAGTGAACGAGTGAGGAGACATAGTGCGTTGCACCAATACAGGGATGTAAGGGCAATACACGATACCAGTGTCATAGAACTCAGAACCTTTGTAGCCGAGCAATGCATACTCTACAGTATTTGCGCGAGCACCAGAGAGATACTGAGCTTCGGTTCTGGTATCACGGTAGATACTGAACTGTCCAGCAAGGCTTCCAACACGGGCCACACCGTTAGGGTGGATTTGGATATTGGATTGAATTTCAAATGGCTTGAACTCAGGGAGCAACTGAAGGATGGTGCAAACTTTTGGAGTTGCAACGATGAAGTTGGCAGGTCCACGACGGTTACGAATAGCCATACGGTTTGCTTCAACAACGATCTTAGCATAGAAGTCGATACCACGTTCTGCGAACCAACGAGCGTCAGCAAGTTGTGGTTTCCAGATGGAATAACCAGCACCGCGACCAGCATTAAGCGAAACTTGGATCATACGAACCACCATTTCACGGTCGATTTCAGCTTGGATTTCATAAGACATCATGTTTGTCATTTCGGCATCGATGTCGATCCCGTTCATGTTCATAAGGTCTTGTTCAGCTTCCATTGTCCAGCTAGTTCCGAGACGACGAGTTCCTGCTTCGATAGCGGTTTTCTCGATCTTCAAGGACATCGTTGGGATGTTCGAAGAACCTTCAAATTGGCTCATCAATTGAGCAACACCTGCATCATCGGAAACGAACTCAAAATCAGAGTTACCTGTGAGTTGCGCTGAAGAGATACCAGTGTGTGCCGAGAAGAGACGGTTGTAACCAGCTTCGCCAGAACCAAGGTGGCCAGTAGGGAAAGTTTTAGCACTACCGTTAACGTTAGTACAATCTTTGTCATTGTATGGGCTACATGCAAGAGGGTCTTGGTCATATTGATAACGAAGAGCAAATGCAAGACCAACAGGGCCGCTCATTGGTTGAACACCGACGATCTCATGAGTGATAAGCTCAGGGAAAGTACGACGAATCATAGGAATGAGGGTCTTAGGAAGACGCGCATCACCAGGGGCATACCAGTCAGACGAACCGTGAGGAGCGGCAGTTCCGTTTGCACCTACACCACCGTATTGACCGGAAGTAGAAGGAGCGGCACCGCGACCACCAACAGGCGAACCATTCCAAAGACCAGTGGATGTACCAGTGGCAACGGAAGAGGCAGCAAATGGCATATTCTCTTGAAGAAGGCCATTTTGTCTAAGAGAATTTTCCTGGTTTTCAAGAACCATAGCAGTAGCAAGTTGCTTCTGATAGCTTTCGATAGGGGCAGTATTCTTATCTTCAAATTCGAGAATTGTTCTCCATTTATTTAAGAGTTGACGAGCACGACCTTTGTCCAGATAACCTGGGGCCGAGTCTACATAGTGTGAGGATGGGTTTACCATATAATTATTATTTATAAGAAATTGATTTTTTTTATAAATTGATACCTCACTATATTAATAAGCACAAAAAATCCCGCATCATTTCTAATGCGGGATTTTCTTTATCGGTCTATAGGGAGTGTTATTAGGTGCGTGAGATGTGTTTCAAACCTTCAAGATACATGGATTGTAATTCTTGTTGTTGTGCGGTAGCTTCGTTAACGATAGGTTGACGAATAGGAGCGGATTCTACGATTGGAGTAGAACGGGTTTTCTTGATAGTGTCAACTGATTTGCGTTCTGATTGGTCGAATAGATCAAGGACGAAATTAAAGTTCTCTTTGATGTATTGGGGAGATTTATTCGAGAGACGGCTACGAACGAACTTAGCGGTTTCGATAGGAAGATTCTTTGTTTTTTCAACAAGAAGAGCGCGAGCTTCAGCGACATCTTTCTCGTGTTTCATACGTGCATTTTCTTTTTGAAGTCTATCGATTTGTTGTTTACCATCTAAAATGCCTTTAGCAACGTTTTCTTTGATGTAAGACTTATCAACGCCAGCCACACGACGAACTTGTTCGAGTAATTCTTGAACATGAACATTCTTTGCGGCTTCCAAGATTTGTTGTTTTGGAAGATTTTCATCGATATATTTTTCGAAGAATTTGTCAACAGCTTCAACAAGTTGATTTTTATGGTCAACTGCGGTTTTCTCAAGAAGACCATCATATTTGTCTTTCAACGTAAGAAGTTTATTCATATGATCTTCGTTGATTTTTTCCACAATGAACTTGATTTTTGAGGTATGATCTTGATCGATATTCGATCTAAAAGTTTCAATGAGATGTTGTGTTTTTTTGGTCACTTCTTCGTCTTTTTCTTGAAGAGCAGATTCAACAGCAAGGGTTACTCGGTCTTGAACCGTGGTATTTACCTTTTCTTCGATGATCGAAGATATTTGGGTCATGGTTTCTTCGGTGAAGAGAGACGCATCAATTTTCTCAAAAATGGGTTTAAGTTCATTTAACATATAATGTATTTATTTGTTTTTTCTTTATTTTGTGAAATGATCATATAAGATATAATAATCCCACAATCGTTTGAAAATTAGATATCCTGTGATTTATTCTTAGGATCGGCTTGCTTAACTTGCTCAAGTGCTGCCTGAAATCGGTCATTCACTTTGCGCTTAAGAATATCCTTCAACTCAATATTCGCACCATTATAGTTTTCGGTGGATAGGTTGTAGAGGAACTTGTGGATTTTGCTTTGTACTTCGGCGTTCATAATAGTTTATTTATTAAAATAAGATTCAAATTCCAAATAATTATTGATAGATACGGTAGATTATGGTATCATATGATATGAGTAAAGTGATGAATGTGAATCGTAGGGTCGCCCGTAATTGGGGTAGTGGGATGGATGTAGTAGAAAGTATGGTATCCGATCCTATATGGATTTCTATAAGTGAACCTGATATGCCAGGGACGATTGTCGATAATAGCATTCTTGAACAGTCACCTCATTTGAAAATATGTTTCTGGGATTTGACTGAACAATTACAACATCGGGATGAAATGCTTCAACCGCCTTCCGAGAACCATGCAAGTGAGATCGTCAATTTCATTTTTAATAATCCCAATCGTGATATATTGGTCAACTGCGCTGCGGGTATTTCTCGAAGCGGGGCAATATGCCGATACTGTGAAGATGTTTTAGGTTATGAATGGGTCCAGTATCGTAAGATTCATGCCGTCCCAAATTCTAAATTATACCGAATGATGGTGGATCACCACTGTCGCCTTTTAGGTGAATATTGATGAGTGATTTCCCTCAACATATTTTTTAAGTTTCTTATACAGTCTTATCGAATTCTGATATCATACTTCTGGGTGTCCGACTACTATCTTTTTAGCGTGTTTTCTGATTAAATCTGCAACATCTTCGATGCGACGACGATATGCCTTCACATGAGCCTCAGATGCAATATCGTCTAATTTATCAGTCAACTTGAGGATTTTTTTCGCAATAACAACTTCCTCTTCTTCCGTCATTTCAGAATCGGCAGAAATTGGCGATGGACCTGGGCCGACCGATACAGACATCGGGCCGACAGGAACTAACATATTCTCATATATGTTTTCTAATTTTATATGTCGCATATTACAGTGAAGCTAAAAACTTCTTGAAATTCTCTAAGATGTATTCATTGATAGCATCTCTATGTTTTGATGGGAATGATGCCAATTGCTTG